TATAAATACAATATTTATTTTGTTTATTTGCTAAATTTATTCTGTCGTACTCCATATATTTTTACATAATTAAGATCGACTGAAAATTTGTTTAAATTATGGTATATACCAATAAGAATTAAATTGATACAAATATGTTTTTGCTCCTTTTGGCATCTGAGTTATAGCATTATATGTATTATAATAATCTCCTGCTCCCATACTAATTGAAATGATTCCAAATACAACAAAGAAAATCAAATTTGGAAATATTAATCCAATAATATAAGGAATCAAACCAAAAACAATATTTGGTAATAACGACATAAAAACATACCTTGATTTACTCATCGACTCAACACCAGTTACAAATAACATTCCTTGTGCTAAATTTGTGTATAAATATACATTCTCTTTAAAACAAATAGCATGTAATATCTCATGAGGAAAGATTATTAATATTGGTGCAACACATCCAAAAAGTATTTGCCAAAAAGAATTTGTTAAATAATTTTTACATCGAATAATTGCAATAATTCCTAATACAACAATAATTATTAAACTTATTTTAGTTAAAAGTAATGATAAAGTTTTACTATCTTTAGGTTCTTGAAACATAACTGCTCCTGGTTTATGATTTCCATGAGGTAATGATTCAGGATTTAAATCATATTTACCTTTATAATATAATTTCATCTTATCTCCTTTATAATAATTGCTCTGTTTATTATATTTTATCATTCATTAACTAAAATAAAAATAGTTTAAAAATAATTTATTTAATCTTAAGTAATTTTAAGAAAGCCTTTATTATATTAATTTGCAATCATGATAGAATTTAAATA